GTCTCATGCTTGATTCAGCGGATGCCGCTGTCAACGATTTAATTACTCCCCAAAAGGAAAAAATTATGTCTGCAAACATTGCGTTTGACGGCGTTTCCTTTGAGGCGGATGCAGCCCTCGCGGCTGCTATTGCTGCTGAGCGTGAAGACGCAAAAGGCAGTTACGCCGAAATGAAGCGTCGTTACGAAGACGCCATGGCTGAAGCTTCCAAAATGAAGGAAGAAATGGATGCCATGGAAAAAGAGATGAAGGGTAAATGCGACGCCGCCGAAGGTCGCGCCGATGCCCTGGCTGAGCAGGTTGAAGAACTTAACACTGAACTAGCTGCTGCCAAGGAAGTCAATCTTGACTCCATGGTTGAAGAGCGAGTGGCTCTCATCGAAAAAGCAAAGCCTGTGCTTGATAGCGCCTATGAATTTGCTGGCAAAAATGCCCGTGAAATCATGGAAGCATCCATCAAGGCTGTGCGTGGTGACGAGCTGGATCTCTCTGCAAAGAGCGATGATTACGTGCAGGCAATGTTTGACACTCTCTCTGAGGGTCGCAAAGATTCTGCCACCACTGATGAGCTGCGTAAAGCAGTGGCATCTATCGCCACCCCCGCCTCTGCTCCTTCTTCTTATATGGAGAAGCTGCAGAATGCATGGAAAACTCCCCTCTCCGTTTCTAAGGAGCGCTGAACATGTCCGTAACTTTTTCTGGAACTGTCACTGGCGTGACGGGCGGTGTGCAGCAAGCCTATGCTCTGCAGCATGATCCCCTGCTCGAAGGCCAGCTTTCTGACATTCGCGACAACACCATTGCCACCTACATCAACGAAACTGGTGGCGTCATTGCATTTGGTAATGCAGTGATCTTTAATAGCGGCGGCACTGCTGATGCCTCTGCCAAAACTGTAAGCGGCACTGCGCTGCCTCTGGCTGGCGTGAATGTGCTTACTTACGTTGACGAAACTGCACTTGACGGTGCTAATCGTCCTGGCGTGAAGGCCACTCAGGCCATGAATGTTGCCAACGAAGGCGCTGTTGCCGTTTACGTGCATGGCACCGTTTCTCCTGCAACTGCCGTTCGCGTTATTCACACTGCTAGCGGCACTTTGGTGGCTGGTCAGTTTGCTGCTGCTTCTGTTAGCGGCAAAACTGCTCTGGTGTCCAACGCTCGCTACCTCAGCTCTGTCACGGGCTCTGGCCTGGCCATTCTTGAACTGAATGGTCCCAGCCTTGCGCTCACGGCTGACACCACCACTGCTTGATAGGAGGCTTACCAATGTCTGAATTTCGCATGGACGAAGCGGGCCTGTTTCTTGAGCGTCAGCTTGAGTACATCCGCCCGCAAGTATTTGAAGTCGAATATGCCGACATCAAATATCCCACCATTCTGCCTGTAACCAGCGAAGCTGGTCCTGGCTCTCAAACCTTCACCTATCGGATCATGGATTCGACTGGTGATTTCAAACTTCTCGCTGATGCTGCTGATGATCTGCCGCGTGCTGATATCAGCCAAGTGGAGAAGAGCATTGTGATGCGTTCCTTCGGTGGTAGCTTCGGCTATACCGTACAGGAACTGCGTGCTGCTCAAACGGCCAACATCGCTCTGGAGCAGCGTCGTGCTGCTGCTGTGCGTCGTGCCTATGAGGAGAAAGTGGAAGAAGTGGCCATGTTTGGCGAATCTTCTGCTGGCCTTGCTGGTTTCTTCAACAACTCCACTGTTGACGTGGTTGCTGCTGATAAGTGGTTCACTGGCGCTACTGCCACTGGCACCTCTTCTCAAGACATGCTGGATCTGCTGAACTATGGCGCCACTGCCATTGTTAATGCTTCCAACATGAAGGAACAGCCCGATACCATTCTGATGGCTTGGGAAGATTATCAAGTGATTTCCACTCGTCGCAATTCCGACTCTTCGGACGTGACCGTGCTGGAATTCTTCTTGCGCACCAATCCCTTCATCCGTAACATTGAGCCCATTAACCAGCTCGACTCGGATAAGAGCAGCCTCACCAAGAATCGCATGGTGTTCTACCGTCGCGATCCTCAAAAGGTGCAGCTCCACATCCCGCAGCCTCTTGAGCTGTTCCCGCCCCAACAGCGTGGTCTGGAATTCATTGTTCCTGCTCATGCCCGCGTGGGTGGTGTGGCCCTCTACTATCCGAAGAGTGTGCTGTATCTTCAGGCTCCTTGAGTCTGAATAAAGCGAGGGCGTTAAGCTATTAAGCAGTTCTTTTTGAACACAATGTTGATTGCTTATCGCCCTGAGCTTGAAAATCCTCCTCGTGAAGGTGGTTTCGGTGTTATCACTGATTCAGGACTCATCCAACTTAGTCCTGGCGTAAATGCCGAGGTGCCCGATTCAAAATGGGCACAAGCCCGCATTAATCCAACTGTGAAACGGCTGATGGCCATTGGAGCCATTGAAGAACTGAAGGCTGAGCCAACAGTTCGTGACATTCCCGAGAGTGTTGAAACCATTTCTCAGTTTCCAATGACAGATGCTCTTCGCATGATTGAAATTATGCACGATGAAGAGCAGCTTAATGATTGGAAAAAGATTGAAGGGCGCATCCGTGTGAGGAATGCCATTAATAAGCGTCTTGAAGCCATTCGTACAGGGAAGGCATAATTATGACCGTCACTTACGAAAACTTCCTAGAGCGTTTTCCTGAATTCACTCCCCATCCATCGGGAATTGTGAATGGCGCCATTGAAAGTGCAAGTGCAGACGTAGGAGAGGACATTTTTGGCGATCAAACTGATCGCGCTGCTCGTTTTCTTGCTGCACATATTATTGCCATTCAACTTGCTCAAATGGGCATTATGATTGGCGCCACTGAAGGGAAAGTATATGGGAAGGGACTAGAGGCTACGCTTTATGGCCAAGAGTTTAAGCGACTTTCAGAAGTTGCTACGAATGCAGGATCAATTATCGGCTTTGTTGTTTAATGATCAATCCCGCACCGCCACTTGCTAATTCCCGCTTGGTATTTGCAGTGGCTAGTGGGTATGCCACGGATGTTACCACTGGTAATTATGTGCCATTAACAACAAGCGGCGAATATTATGCCGCATTGAAACAAAGTCGAGATCCGCGCTACGAAAGGCTATTGGGGGCTGATGAAACTGCCATCTATATGAAGGGCAGACTTGTAGGCCCCTTGGCGTTTTCGGGAGTGCCCCCTGGTGCCACTGCACAAGCCACTATTGAGGGCCAGGAGGGGCGTTTTGAACTACTCCCTACCACTGAAATGACGGCACATTACCGTCAGTTTCTAGGCACTCCCATCCATGGCTATTTCCGAGCCATTGGAGCAGGCAGTGTTCTTAACATTTAATTAGCCCCTCGACTGTTCCAACAATGTCCTACATCCAACATCCCACTCAGCTCATCAAGAGCCAAGACACAATCATTTACGTGGGTGCCGTTTCTGGCGCCTCTCGCCCTCGCGTGGCCAGTGCTGGCGGTAACGTCACTGTTTCTGGCGCTCCGACCATGAAGTATCTGGCGGGTGTCACTGATGCCACTGTTTCTATTAACGATGGCGAGCAAGAATACTACTTGCTGGGTAACGGCGGTTTTGCTGATAGCGTGATTGTTACCACTCGCGCCCAAGCTTCTGTTACGTCTTATTTCCAGCGTGACCTTGATGGCTCCACTATTCAAGCCACTGGCTTTGATGAGGCTATGGATGTCATTCTGACAAGCCGTTATGACAAGAACTATGAAGTGTTTGTTCAAATTTACAAACTGATTGGTGGTTCTTTCACTTATGACACCACTGCTTTTGCAGCTTGTGTGATGAACTATAGCGAGAGCTATCCTGCTGATAACCTTGTGCAAGTTACTTTTGATCTGATGAGCCGTGGCCCTGTGGCTGCTGGTCAGATTACTGTTAGCGGCACAAGCCTGCTCCCGACCGAGCCTAACTCCTGATTTAAGCGTTGTTTTCTTGCTAGCCTTCCTTTACAGGGAGGCTTTTTTATTGTGAAAATTTCTCAGCTCAGAACAACAGTTGAAACTTTGCTTTCATCGTCTCCCAATTTAATTGGCAGTTATACGCTGCCTAATAATGTGCAAATTCCTGCCGTATATGTGGTGGGGCAACAAGGAGTGCCGCCTGAATGGAAAGTCAATGGTTTAGAGGTTAGTATTAGGCAGTTTCCGCAAATCGCTCCTAGATCATCAGTGAGCACTTTGAAGCTCAGTCAAGTGTGGGAAGTGATTTTGGCTCAATACACGCCAACGCTTGACACACTGCCTGTTGCGATGGAAAGGATGGTGAGACGATTTCCTGATAGCACGCCAAGGTATTTTCCTGGGGATGATGTGGCGTATGAGCGGTGTCGTTTTTTGATTCCTGATATGGTCGTCTTGAATTTCTTGCAATCATGAGCGCAATCATTGCTGGCGGCAGCATTGTCAATGCTGACAAGCTAGTTCAAAAGCTAGAAAAAGCTTTTGAGACTTGGGCGCGTTTTGAAGTGAATGATTATTTTCGCAATCAATTCCTAGAGGATGAGTGGGGCTATCCTGGAGAGACACAAAGAAAAAGTGGAGAGCTAGCAGGAGATCCTCGCAATATTTTTGACCTAGGAAATCTATATAGAAGCGGAAGAGATAGTTTTAAAATTATGCAAGGCACTTCAGACATTACAGCATCTTGGGACTGGGACGCAAAGAATAGTTCTGGCAGAGCCTATGCATGGTATGTCCATGAGGGACTATCAACAAATCTTGCGCCCCGGCAATGGACCGATGTTTTTCAGCAGCGCGATCTTTTCGTTAGTAGTAATATCAGCAAAGAGCTAAGATCTCGAATACGCGCAGCTTTCAAAGCATGAAAATTGATTATTTATGGAGCAAAGACGAAACTGCCCATGCCATCAATTGCGAAGCGCAAGGGGCATCGTTAATGGCGGGGATTTTATGTCTTGTTTCTAGGCAAAACGACACCATTAGAATTGGGAACGAAATCCATTCTTTCCTCGTTGAAGTGCCGTCCGATT